TGAAGTCGATTGGTAAATAGTGGTAAGTTGGTTTTCGAATCTCACCTCAGACTCAAAATGCATCTGTAACTCAGTGGGAGAGTGCCTCTTTTACATGGAGGAAGGGAAGGTTCGGGTCTGGGTGGGTAGTTCACTTAGTGATTTAAATTTGGGAATTGAAAATTAATTAGTATATTTGTTCCACGCCCAGATGATGGAACTGGTAGACATGACAGACCCCTGTGGTGAAATTGGTAGACACAATCCCCTTAAAAGGGATTGCTTAATGCGTGCTGGTTCGAGTCCAGTCAGGGGTACTATAAAGCAATTACTCTGATGAGGTATATCCGAAAGGCTATTAAGTCGGGTCAACTTCGGATTGGTTTGTAATGGTATATCCCATGGTGTAACGGTAGTCACATCACTATGACATGGCGAAAGAGAAGGTTCAATTCTTTCTGGGGATACTCTATTTATTAATATGAAGATTTATGGGTTATACGAGGAAACACTGTCCAAATCAAACATGAATGATAATTTTCGTAGGTGGTTCGGCAATAGTAAAGTTGTTGATGATTCTGGGAATCCACTAGTCGTTTATCGAACCCAAAAAGAAGAACACCCACATGGTGAATATAAAGAGTATAAGACTCTCTATGGTATCTACTTTTCTGAAGATAAAAATAGTACTAAGACATATGGTACGGTTACCGAAGGGTTTTACCTAAAAATGGAAAACCCTAAGATTTTAAGGGGCATCGAACACGATGAAATGTGGAACCTATCAATTATAACCAAAGATAAATACAATGAGCTTATGTCTGATGGATATGATGGTGCCATTTGGTTGAGGGATGGTAAGATGTATGAGCTTGTTGTATTTGATAAATCGAAGATTAAATCGGTGAATAACGATGGGACTTGGAGTGATACTGGTGGTATATATTCATAATGACAATATGCAACATATTTATATAAAATGAGACTACTACCATTACTTAATAATATATTAAATGAAAACTTCGGGTTAGAGCTAACACCAGAAGAAAAACGGGGTAAAGCTAAATATGTTGGTAGAAATGTTACTTGGTACGGATTCCCCAATAATATGATAGTAATCAATAAAGATGATGTCCACGGTATGTGGGGGAATGTATATGATAGTGATAAGTTAGCTCAAGTTGTTGATATGATTACCGATTATGACGCTAGAGACGCTGACACTGTAGAATTAGAATGTTCATATGGCTTAGGTGGTGTAACGACATTAACAGACATTGTAGAAGAACAACAGTCTAGCTATAGTGGAAACTTCACAACCGATTATGATGGTAAAGATGACCCAGCAACCACTGGTAGCGATGAATTAGATAAATACCTTGGTGTTGAATACATGGACGAATTGGATTTCATTTCTGATTTGGTATCAGAACCAGATATGGTAAAATTCTTTGGTGATAATAGGACATCAATAGCGAGAGGTACACAAACAGTGGAATCACTAACTAAGGCGTTTAAAGCATTATCACCTGACAATGAAGAGTATGAAGCACTAAAAGAGTTTTTACAGCTAGAGGTGGCACTAAAAGACGCTCAGGATAATAATAAAGGTGACTTTAATAAATTCACAGTACAATTGCGAGATGGACACCATAGGGTTATGGGTGCAATAGAAGCTGGTGAAGAATATGTATGCCTTAACCTAGTTGACGAAGATATAAAAAAATACAAAGGTAGATACCAATTAGTTAAGTGAACTACCCACCCACGCCATAGGCGATGAATATAAGATAGACTCTTATATGAATGGAACCATATCAGAAGCTGAATTCTTTAATAGTTTAGAGCAACTTCACGAAGGTATGGGAGACTATGAAGTCTAGGAAGAAACGTATTAGGTGGTACAAAGAGAATCTGTAACCTATTTATATACATGAAAGATAATATACGTAAATCAGTCCGAAAAAGTCTCCTAGAGTTTGAGGTACCTAAACCAAAGGTATCAACATTCATGAAGTTAATAAATTCTGCCCAAAGAGATGGGTATTTAACAGGTATGGGAGCTTCTTCGCAATACGTTATGGCTATGGCACATAAGATAGCTGATGCGTTTGATGCGTTACATCCTGAAGAACAAAAGGTGTTTAGAGACCCATACTACAAAAAATTCATAGATTCAATAAAGAAGTAATCATATGAAAGATGGTAACGTAGCTCAGTGGTTTCAGGACTTATGTCTGGTAGAGCAACGTGACTGAAAATCCGTGTGTCGTTGGTTCGAGTCCAGCCGTTACCACATTGAACTGGATAACATATTGTCTATTTCAGCTTAAAATGAGTAAAATAGATAATATATTAGCCAGAAATGGTTGATATAGGCAAAAATAGCCAATATATTAGCTATGGTTCTTTGACACCTTGGTTAAATGCTGCATAATGCAATTGGGTGACCAAAGATGGTTCCGATAAGAAGATTAAGAAACAACTTCTTGATTCATTCCTTACTGAAGGATGGATTAGAGGAAGAAAGAAATAACGGTTGATTACAGCAAACAAACTTCGGAGATAAGCGAAAGAGGATACCATGAGAACCTTCCATATGCTACAATGACGAAGATATGAGTGGTAGAATGGTGATTCAGCGCCATATTTATATGTATGGGAAAGGGGCGAAAAAAGATACACTATATCTATAAAATCACCCACACAAAATCGGGTAAGTTTTATTTAGGGATGCACTCCACATTCGATATGGATGATGAGTACATGGGGTCAGGGAAACTGATAGTAGCATCCGTCAAGAAGTATGGAGTAGAGAAACACACCAAAGAGATATTAGCATACGCAAAAAGCCGCATTGGTCTGGTTAAGCTAGAATCTGAAATGGTCACCGAGGATGTAGTAAGCGAGAAGCTTTGCCTCAACATGAAGAAGGGTGGACACGGTGGCTTTGCGGGTGAGAAGCATAAGAAGAAATTCCAAGCTGCTGGAAGACGTAAGCGTAAGGTCAACCAAATGAAGCGTAGAACCAGGAAGCGAGTGGCTAAGAGGAAAGCTAAGAAAAAAATACTTGATAAATCAAACAAAAAGAAGTAATTTTGCTACATGAGAAGTAATTTTAAACTAATACTATGCGACCTACAAGCGGATTTGTGCAAAGAGTTCGAGGAACATTTCGCTAACTACCCTAATGTCTCAGTACATAACGGTGACTTCATGAGATTGGAGTTCGATATCTCAAGATGCGTTCGCAAAACTTAGTACTATGAGTGAAACTGCCGTATGTTTTTAGTATCTTTGGACTCTAATCAATAATTAAAGAGACATTAATTAAGGGGTTGGCTGCTTTCCTCCCACCCACAGCAAAGCTGATGAGTGGGTTTCCGCAGTACTACAATGAAAACTGTATTACAATTTATTGCCGACATGCTAATCAAGAAAATGGAGAGAACAACCGATATGGTTACGTTCGCCAAATTGTATGACGCTGGTATGGAATTGAACGAAGCGGCATTTATGATGTTCGCCATTGAATTGGAATAAGTAAAAAATAGTTGACAGGTATTGAAATAACCTGTATATTTGTGTATGAAGAAATATCAACACGAAAGACGTTCGGCAGCTTTAGGTCGATTGGAAGCCCAGTTAGAATCTGGCAACAAAACAACCAAAAACGGTACCTCTGTATCCTTAACTGATAAGGACACAAAGCGAATCGATAAAGAAATTGCAACACTTAAAAGTAGACTATAATGGACTATCACAAAGATTTTGGTGGTGATAGAATCACCGATACACATCATTTTTTCTGGGGAGGACCTTTCTCTAATTGGTACCCTTGTGAAATAAAATACAAGGGGTTTACCTTCGCTAACACAGAACAAGCGTTCATGTGGGAGAAAGCTAACCATTTCAACGACCCGTTCGTAGCGACACAAATCCTCAATACACCTAGCCCACACGCTAATAAAGCGTTGGGTAGACAGGTTCAAGGGTTTGACGCAGAAGAATGGTCAAGAGTATGCTTCCAATACATGGTGGATGTTAATATCCCTAAGTGGGAGATTCTATCAGACTTTCTACCTATGACTGAAGAGAGAATCATTGTTGAAGCATCTGCTTATGACAAAATCTGGGGTATCGGTCTAGCACCACATGATGACAGAGTTCTTGATGAATCCAATTGGGATGGACAGAACTTACTGGGTAAAGTCTTGATGCAAATAAGGGATACTTCTGATTCTGAAACTATTTAATATTAAAGACTACTATGGATTACTGGGACGATGACTTCGATGGTGATGAATTCAACGGAGACGATGGGAATTTTGAGGGATTCGGCGATGGACGCAACCCTTATAACCCATTTACACCCAATTTTGGAGACTTCAATACTTACTTCGATGACGAAAACAGATTCAAATTCGAATCGTTAGGGGAACCAGACGAGAAGAACTCATTCGTAAAGGATGGTGTTGCATACACGGAATATAAATGGTACATCAAAGGTGGTACCACAATACGATACGTTGGTATCGATAACCTGCGTAAAGATGACCTATCAGATGGTATGTTAAAGTCTGACAGTCTATCCAACAGAGACCTTAATGCTCTATACAATTCAAACAACCCAATACCATATAACTTCTTGAGGTTATTATCAGCCAGTGCTGAACACAATGAGTCGATGCATAGAGATAAGGTACAAACACCAGAAGAACGTTTGGTTACTCTGGAAGAAGAGTTAGAGGTAGCAATAAAGGTGGAAGATTATGAAGGTGCAGCCCTTATTAAAGAGGAATTAACCGAGCTTAAGAAAACAGTGAATGGGTAATCTTGAAGAACAACTAAAAGACTTAGAAGCTAAGGTAGCTGACGTAGAAACTAGAAAAGATAAAGCAGTTAAAGAATGGTCTTTAGTATTAGCTTCAGAACTACGACAAGAGTTTAATGAAGCGACACTTGAATTGATAAAGGTGAAAAAAGAGATAGCAATCAATAGTCAAAATTATAGAGAAGCTGCCGAATTACGAGACCAACAATCAAAATTAGAGGGTAAAGATAGATTTATTCACTAACAGTAATCAGTTAATAATCAAGGACTTAGCAATTATTTTCAAAAAAAGTTCAGAACCTTCTCGGAAAAGTTTTGATGGACATCAGAACAATAATTAAAGAAGAGACAACAGCAACAACAGTATGATTACCAAACACGCAAAGATTGAATACGTATGGCTTGATGGTTACAAACCAGAGCCGACATTAAGAAGTAAAACTAAAGTAATAACATTAGAAAACCCTACCCAACCGATACGGTTCGAGGATATCCCTGACTGGTCATTTGATGGTAGTTCAACCCAACAGGCTGAAGGTGGTTCCTCTGATTGTATATTACGACCAGTAAAAGCCTATAACGATGTGTTTAGAAGTGGTAGGTCTCTCATAGTACTGTGTGAGGTACTTAACGCTGACCACACACCACATGAGTCCAACCATCGAGCCGATTTAGGTGATGGTGTAGAGTCAGAATCTATCTGGTTCGGATACGAACAAGAGTATACACTAATAGCTGAAAACGGTAGACCACTTGGTTTCCCTGATGCTGGTTACCCAGAAGACCAAGGTCCTTACTACTGTGCAGTAGGTCACGGTAATGTGACAGGACGAAGGGTGGTGGAAACACACATGGATATGTGCCTTGCGGCAGGTATTGAGCTTACAGGCGTTAATGCTGAAGTTATGCTTGGGCAATGGGAGTTCCAAGTGCTCGGAAAGGGCGCTAAGAGCGCTGCTGACGACCTTTGGATGGCTAGATACCTTCTACATAAGGTGACAGAGGAAATGAACCTTAGAGTAGAGTTTCACCCTAAGCCAGTTAAAGGCGATTGGAACGGTTCCGGATTACACACCAACTTCTCAAACAACGCTATGAGGACTATAGGTGGTGAGAAATTATTCACACAGATTTGTGAAGCCATGGGAGAGCGTCATAACGAAGCTATCCGAGTATACGGCTCAGATAATGAGCAACGACTTACAGGTAACCACGAAACTCAACATATCGATGAATTCAGTTATGGATTGAGTGATAGAGGCGCTTCAATCAGGATACCAATTGTGGTACCAGAGAATGACTGGAAAGGTTATTTAGAGGATAGAAGACCAGCAAGTAATGCTAATCCATATGATATTGCAAAAGAGATAGTAAGTGTGTTGAATAGGGTGAATGTCCCTATTTATATCAACGGAGCGTAAAAGAAGAAAGTAGATACGGCAATTAGTTGTCGTAACTGCCGTAGAAAATGCGGCAAAAAATACAAAGGATGATTACAGCAAACAAAAAAATTTGACTCTTAATCAAAAAGTGATATGCAAATTGGCAAGCGACCAGACTTTTAATTCTATTATTTACCATTTACTTGAATTTCAAATATTTGGGTTTATATTCAGGATGGTCTATATTTATTAGTATGAGCATCAAACGGAAATTAAAGTCCTTACTAATAGAGAATGATATTAATACGTCACTTAGACGCATTGGTGACCAAGTGGCATCAAAACTGAAGTGCGACTCTAGAGGTTCATGTATTCATTTCGCTGAATTGTTCATTCAAGAAGTTGAAAAAATAAATCCAGACCTATTAAACCATTTCAATGTGATTGAAGGGTATGTATCCGAATTGGATTACCCGCAAGAACATACGTGGATAGAGTTACCCAACGGGGATACCATAGACCCAACCATAGCTCAATTTGGTAAAGACCATGAAGGGCATACCGATAGAATAGTTTATAGAGGTACTGGTATGGATTATTTAACCAACTACATGGCTCACGATGATACCTATGAAAAGGAGCGTGAGAACTTCCCAACAAAATATTTCAAATAAGTGAATATCGTATTTGGGTGCCGATGAAATATTTCGGTAACCCCTACTCACGAAACATTTACTGGATGATGCCCTAGTTTGTACCTAGGAGAAGGCGGCTCGATTCCAACCTACCCGACACTTGACTTTTCGTCTCGTTTACGTATATTCGTATTATGGAAGCTACATCAGAGGAACGTTGTTAAAATAAATGGGTATGCTTGGGGTGTGTGAATCCCGCCTGACAGAGAGTCGGGTACTTAAAAGGTTAAGGTACAGAAAGTTCACAGTATCACTGAAACTTCGAAGATGGGTGATATGAATGCGAGTAAGATACTGTTAATGTTATCGATGACAAAGATAGTAAGGTTCGAACCCTCCCATACCACAATTAAATATGCGATTGTAGTTTAACACTAGTAGTAAAACAACACCACTCCAGGTGTAGATGTTGATGCAAGCTCAACCAATCGCTCAACTCAAACATTCAGTATGGAAGAGTTCGTGTGAAAATTTAATCTATGAAACAGGAAGCCCATCCCATCGCCTATGGCGTGGGTGGGTAGTTCACCTTCAACAATATATTAATGGCGGTGTATTTCCCCAGTCTTCATATTCTATTATTTCCAAATTTGATTGAACGGTATCAATAATACAGAGGTTAGAAGGTAGTGGTCTGAATATGTCAGATTACATTCGTGACTTGATTGCTCGTGATTTACTGAATAATTGAACTATTTATATGTATGGACAAGTTAAGTAGATTAGTTAGGGAAGCTTTAGCCTTTGAAGGTGAGATAAATGAAGTCGATTGGGAAGATACCTTTCAGGACGTGCAGAAACGTTGTATGGCACCAGATGTTGTGGTGGACTACCTTAATAGGGTAAGAGCTAACGCAGGTAAAGGGTATGGAGAAAGAGAGAAGTTCGACAAAGGACAACCTTATGTACACGCTAAATCTTCATTCTACAAGAAAGAAGATACGGAAGTAGATATCGACCACTTCATCAAGAAAATGACAGAACCACCAATTAACGTGGTTAATACAAATGAAAAAATTCTCAAAAGTGGTGGACACCACGAATACATCTACAAAACAGGAATCCCAGCATTCCGTGGTATCGCCTACGACATTGCTAAGGACAAGTTTTATAGTATCAATACTTGTCCAGGTGCTGGTAGTTGTGTTGCTATCTGTTACGCAATGAAAGGTAGGTACCTGATGTACCCAAATTCATATGACAGCATGACCAGAAGATTGAATTATCTTCTGAATTACCCAGACAAATACGAAGCTCAAATGTACACTGAGTTAAAGGCTAAGTGTACGGAACATAAGGCTTTAGAAGGTTATAAATCTAAGGTGTTATTACGTTGGAACGACTCTGGCGACTTCTTTGCTAAGAGGTATGTCAAGATGGCTGAAGATGTTATTGCTAAGTTAAAGGCTGAAGGCTACAATGTTGACAGTTACGCTTATACAAAGGTTGCAGATGTTGCGGCTGATAGTGACGTTGCTTCTACTTTCTCAGCAGGTGCCAACAAGAAACAGTCAAAACAAGTGAAATCAAAGCAGAAAATGTCATTGGTTATTCCTAGAAAAGTTTTCCAAGGTTTGGACTTCATGAAAACGGGTGATGAAGCCGAATTGAAAGATAGGGTTGCAACCTTCTTCAACTTTAAAATAGAGGATGTTATTACTTATGATGAGTTGATGACAACACCAAAACAAGGTGACCCAAAATGGCATGTTATTGTAACACCAAATGATGGTGACGATGCAGCCTTCCGACCAGACGTTAAGAGCGTTCTACTTACACAACATTAAGATTAGGGTTGAAATTCTTATAGCTCTGTAGTATGTTTGTATTATGGAAAAAAATCTATTTAGTAAGGTGTGGTGAACTACCCACCCATCTTCAGTGGTTGGGTTTACGCTCCGTTATATAAAACAAACAATAAACAACAAGAATATGAAAAATGTAGTAATAGTAGACATTGATACTGACAGAGAACAAGCAGTACAAATTATGAAGCCATCAGGTGGTGGTGTTCCATCAAATGCTGAGGAAGCTCAAAACATGGTAGCAATGGATATTAGGTCATTGACCGAAGGTTTGGTAACATTGGTTATTGGCTCCCATTTGAATGACTACAGCAGCAAGGAAGACAATTTTGCTGACATTGTAGACCATTTAAGAGGTGGGCTTACCCTTGACGAAAATGGTATTGAAATAACAGACGAAGAAGTTGGGAAAAACGGGGGGTAAATGTTGCGAATTGTGTGAGTGAGAATAAGAGTGGACGAAATACTTATAATTGGTTACGAACATGACTATGTGAAGAAATCAGTTCACCACGTTTTAGATGAAGAAGGGTCAAATCAGTGATGAAATGAAGGCAGACCTGTCTGATGACGAAGCTTTGTATGACCCATATTTACTTACATGGGTTTTATGTCTTTAGTATTTTTTTCGATTATTGCAGGGTTAATTTACTCTGGGATAATATATGTCACAGTACCATATAAAATTATAGACCTTAAGGTAGCCTTTGGTTACTTATTAGGTGGTTCATTAGCGGTTGCAGGTGTTATGGGTGTACATGAGTTATTCCCATGGTGGTTAAGTTTGGGTCACGACTTAACAGTCTACCTATTCGATTGGTCACCAATCATCAATCTATTCAAACTACAATTAGAGAACTTTATACAAGTTGGTTTCCTTGAGGAATTCATGAAGTTAGGTGTGTTCACCTTGTATGGGTTTGTCAGGACAGAGAAAGGTGACCACCCAGTCGCTACCATGTTCTACATGATGATGATTAGTATGGGTTTCGCTTTGATTGAAAATTACGCTTATGCTATTGGTGCTTTTGGTAGTAATGCTGAATACCCATATCAGACGTTGATAATCAGGTCATTCACTGCAACGTTAGGTCATATGATATTTGGACTCATCACTGGATTCTGGCTAGCCTTGGGTAGAATACCAATTGGTACATACAGTAGGTCTTGGTTTGATGTTGTAGTTAATAAAACACCAACAATCAGGAGATGGATATTTATCGTAATAGGGTTAGTGGGCGCTACCTTATTTCATGGTCTATACAACTTCAATTTTGATACATTCGGTGGTGCTGTTATGGGTATCATATACTTACAATTGACAGTCGGGTTATTGGCTACTAGTTGGTGTTTCAAACACATAAATGACACATTTAGGAAATCCAAGAAAAAAAAGTTGACAGTCTCGAAATAATTCGGTTATTTTGTTTCATGGATTTAATATCAACACACGTAGTAAAACATTAGACTTAGGTGTACATGGAAATCTCTTCGGGGGTAGAATGTTTTTTAGGTTTACCGACATATTTATATGTAAAGGTAAATTATGTACGTATACGAAACAACTAATTTAGTTAATGGAAAAAAGTACATCGGTGTTTGTGTAAACAGTGATGAAGGTAAAAGAAGGCGATATTTAGGTTCTGGTAAATTATTAAAATTAGCCATTAAGAAATATGGTAAGGAAAATTTTAGTAAAAGGATATTGAAAGAATTTGACGATAAGGTTAGTGCTAGAGCATATGAAAGAGAGCTAATTGAAGAGTTAGACGCTATAGACGACCCAACCTATTATAATTTAGTTGCTGGTGGTTTTGGTGGGAGCATTAAAGGTGGTAAACTAACTGATGAGACGAAGAAAAAGATTAGTAAAGCGTTAACTGGTCGGAAACGTAGTAAGGAAACCATTAAAAAAGTTACTGAAAAGTTAAAGGGTTATGAGTGGACGGAAGAAGATATTGAGAAAAGGCGACAAGGATTAATTAAGTACCATCAAGAAATGACGGATGAAGCCAAAGCTCAACGAGGGTTGAATATTTCTAATGGTTTGAAGGGTAAAGAAGTAAAAGATAGTACTAAGATTAAACTGTCTAAACGTAGTGCTAAGTTGAGTGAGGATGAGGTTAGAACCATTTTTTTAGATAGAGACGCTGGCATGTCAGGCAAAGAGTTATCGGTTAAATATGGGGTTGGAATTAGTTCTATAAGTGAAATTTTAAATAGAAAAACGTATAAATGGGTGGAGATATGAAATTAATAAGTACCTTTGTAGTTAAAGCTAGTGACTTGGGGCTACATGGTAATTTGTTTGGTGGGCGAATGTTAGCCAAAGCAGATGAGGCTGGTGCAGCATTTGCATCTGAAGCCGCAAGGTCAACCATGCTTGTAACTGTATCCTTCGGTTCGGTAGAATTCAAGAGACCAGTCAAGTTGGGTCGAATAGTAAAGATGTATGGTGAAACGACAAAAATTGGTACATCATCCATATCAATCAACTTAGAAGCTAGGTCATTCAACACATTTACAGGTAAAGAAACGCCAGTATTCTCAACAGATGCGGTATTCGTAAGAATAGATGACGAAGGTTCACCAATTCCAATAGATAAAACTAAGATAGATGGGTAAGAAAGAATTAACGAAAGAAGAGTTAGAGCTTAAAACTAAAGCGCAATCTCTGACATCTGCGTTAAAGGTGTTATTAAATGATAGTCTCATGAGTTATGGCAGTTACAGGGAGTTAATTACCCCATTACTAAATAACTATAGGTTTGATATCACCAACCATATTAGTGACTATGATACTAATCGTATCATGACTGAGAAGGGTTATGCATCCAGATATCAATTAGAGGAAGAGATAGAGGAAGAGATGCGTAAGGATATGGAAGCCAAAGACTTGAATGAAGTGTTCGTTAACGAACTATTAGCCCAAGTGAAAACCAAGTACGATTACCTACCACATCTGGAGAAAGCCCTTGGTGCCAAGTTGGTGGCTGAGGTAAGAGGTGAGGAATACGTTAGTGATGAGCTTACTGCCGAGGAAACCGTTAATGATGCAAACGCTAACTGCTATTGTAACAAGGTTGTCGGTGCTGAAGCGTATGAGATTGACGATTGTTGTCGAATGAACGGTAAACAGTCATCTCAACAATGGGTTGGTCACAACAGTAAAGGTGAATTTTATGTTGAGACATGCTCATGTGGTATGATTTCAAAACCATATTTAGCTGGTGAACTACCCACCCACAGCAGAGCTGATGGGTTGGGCTTCAAGGGTCGCAGACTCACCTAATATAAATATTTTGCAACTGTCGAATATATTTCGTACCTTTGCCATCTAAAGGACGTAAAAATGCTATTAGAACAAATTACAGAAGACATTAAGACTGCTATGAAAAGCAAAGAACCAGCCAAGGTTCTAGTTCTTAGAACACTAAAGGGTGAAATCCAACGAGAAGCTTCAACACCAGATGACGCTAAAATCGTTGCATTGATTAAGAAGACCGTCAACACCATCAAGGAAACAACTAATGATGTTGAAGAAATTGGTATTCTTGAGGTTTATCTACCAACACAACTATCTTCAGTAGATTTAGGTGGTTTAGCTTACGAATATATCACTGAAAACAAGCTTGAAGGTGTGGCTGGTCTAGGTAAGACTATGGGACACTTCAAGGCGACCTATGGTGGTCAATACGATGGTGGTGAATTAAGTAAAATCGTAAAAGGACACTTAGGGGTATGATTGGGATGGGAAAGGAAATGAAGAACGAGGAAATGATGGAAGACGCGGTGGTAAAGATTACGGAGATTCTTGTCGAAAGAGATGGGGTGTTACCTGACGAAGGGATAGCTGAACCTGAATTGACTGAAAGTGAAGACAAAGAGTCTGAAAGTAAGGAAAAGAAGGCTACCAACTTCAGTAATGTTTTTAACGTAACGCCAGTTGAAATGGCAATCATAAACCAATACCTATTTGACACACATTGTTCTGGATTAGGTGATATGGATGTACCAAATTATGGTCATATCGGTGCAGATGGTAGAGTTAAGTTTGGTGGTTCGTTTGACCACAGTGGTGGATGGTGGTTTAACGTTAGTTTAACTGGCGTTGAGCACAAGTTGGTTATCCAGACTGTAACATATAAAGATAACTACGATAGACATCACACCCACGTGAACATAACAAGTTCAAGTCCAATGACATTCGACTCATTTACTGAGGTGTTCGATAACACTAAAAAGTTGGCTTTCAATAACTCCAGATTCAAAGGTAAATGCATTGAGGTCATTATCGATATGGGCGCTTTCCAAGGTATTAGAAACGTACCAATCAAAGAAGTTGTTGGTGACCTTGTATTGAACCGCACACAAAGGCGATTCATCCAACACTTTATAAATCGTGTTAAACGAGGTAGCACAGCAAGGGTGATGTTCAACGGAGTTCCAGGTACTGGTAAGACTGAGAGCATCAGAAAAATCATCAAAGAGTTGACACCAACGTCAACATTCATTATACCAGTATTCAGTACTGTAAGTGACCTTAAGATGATTCTTGAGTGCTGTGAGATATTCGATGATGGTGTTGTTATTATGGATGACATCGACCTTTACATCGGTTCCAGAGACACAGGTGGTGGAAGTGCTAATCTATTGGGTGAGTTCCTTGCATTCTTCGATGGGGTTAAGAAACGTAAAATCAACCTATTAGCCTCAACCAACGATAAGAGTTTGGTGGATAAAGCCGCAGAAAGACCAGGTCGTTTTAGCTTTGTTATAGACTTTGATTACTTGGAAGATGAGCAAGTGATTGAAATTTGCAAACTACATTTGGACAAGAAATGGCAAGTACAGGAAGTGTACGATAAATTAACTGGTAACGTAAACGGTGAGCAGGTTAAAGTAACTGGTGCGTTTATAGCTAACCTATCAAATAACATCAACGAGATGGCTTTGGACGCTAACGAAGATGAAGACATCGATGCTTGGACGTTAGAAGATACAGTTAACTTGATTGAGTCACTATACAAAGGGTTCTACCAAAGTCAAACAAGTACGGAAGGGGTGTTAGGGTTTCAATTCGGTAACAAATAACGATATGGAAAGAGTGTGCAAAACATGTGGGTGTGAACTACCCACCCACAGCAGAGCCGATGGGTTGGGCTTCAAGGGTCAACGCTCCGTCACATAAAATAAATTTGGTGGTTTGGAAATAAACCGCTATATTTGCAGTATCAAACTAAGAGGATAAAATGGTAAACTTAAAAACGGAGTACAACCCAGAAGATTATACGGTAGGTGTACTGGTGGGAAGTTCCATCATTCAAGAAGTCTAAGCAAGGGATGCCTAAGTTGGTTAAGAACGATGATGGTACTTACCGAACAGTTACTAGTCACATGCCTGAATTCGACTCTGTTGAAGATGAGCTTGTAACGGTGTTTGAAAATGGTAACATCTTGGTTGATTACACTTTCGAAGAAATTAGAGAAAGAGCGAGTATTCACGAAGAAACTCTGGAATTAGTATAACTGGTGTTCAAAAACACCACACATATGGAGTTAGTGAAGAAGAATAAAGGGGTAATCGACCCACACTTCTCCAAAGATGGTAAGTTCATATCACCATATGCCAGATTTGAACCTACCAGTGAAGGATGGATAATGGCGTTGAAATTTTGTAAATTATTAGATGATGAGTGAGAATGTAAATGAAGCTAAATGGATTGATGTTACGACACCAGCAAGATTGATTAAAACTTTCAGACTTGGTGAGTACCCAGAGTTGATTCATATTATCAGGACTGGGTTTAATGATAAGTATATCGTGGTTTACGAGGATGCTTATGAACTACATACTGGGAAAACTGAAATGATGAACAAGGCGCAAGTGGAAGAAAAGTTTGGGATAACATTATGAGTCTATTAAAATCATTTGATAACGCCTATGCTGATGCTATCCGAAAAGGGTGGGATTACATCTATGTATTCATGCATAAATAAGAAGTTTTCAAGGTTACCCCACATTTATATGTAAACGTAATAATATGGGAAAGGTAAAACAATGGACTAAAGAAGATGAGTCTTGGTTAATTAATAATTATGGTACGGTTAATTTTGGGGAAATCCTTATTAAGTTAGGGAGAACTAAAAAAAGTGTGGTAGTTAAGTTAAGTCGTTTGGGTGTCACTAAGAGGTTTTGGACTAAAGAAAAGGAAGGGGTGTTAATTGATAATTATCATCTAGGTAGGGTTCATTGCGCTAATCTGTTAAATATAACCCCAACGCGAGTAAGTACCAAGGTAAGGCACTTGGGCTTATTTGTTCGCAACGTGGTTGATATTGATGAATATAAAAGTGAGGTGGGTTCTTACATTTTGGGGTTATTATGGGCTGATGGGTATGTGAATAAAATAAACAATTATATTGCGTTAACAGTGACTAAGGAGGATGGGTTGAATCTTAAAGACCTATTTCTTAACCTTGGGGATAATTGGAAGATATATGAGAATGATAGAACCAAATACAAAGGGAAAAATTCTATTACAATTGGATTAACAAGCCCAGAATTAAGTGAATTCTTGAAGCGCATGGATTATGCAAATAAATCTACAGTTGGGGCTGATAAAATATTAGAATTTTTACCTAAAAATTCTCACCCCCACTTTTTTAGGGGGTTGATTGATGGTGACGGTTGTTTCTATTTTAATAGTAGGAATAGTTGTAGACAATTTACAATAGCATCTTCATACGACCAAGATTGGGGATATTTAGAGCGATGGTTAGTAGGTTTGGGGGTTAAATATACCGTGAATAGGTATAAAAAAAGGAATAAAAATACTGGTAAGATTAATGCGTACTCCACTGTACGAGTTTTGGGTGGAGAAATACTAAAATTGGGACTGATTTACGACCAATATGATAATATAGGGCTTAAACGTAAGTATGATAAATTTATAGAAATTGAAGAAAGTTATGATAACAAGAGCCTTTGAAAATGCGTTTAGATTGAAAGGTGAACGTGAATGGTCATACATTTATGTGTTTATTGATTTACATAGTACTCTAATCAAGCCGAACTACAAAGCTGGTGAAATCCTAATGGAGTTCTACGATGGTGCCTTAGAGGGGCTTAAAATACTTAATGACGCAAAGGACACTAAGATTATCATGTACACCTGTAGTCACCCTCACGAGATTGAGGAATATAAACAACTATTCGCAACACATGGTGTGAAATTTGACTTTGTGAATGAGAACCCAGAAGTAACAACAACCCCACAAGGTTATGGTTGCTATGATATGAAGCCTTACTTCAACGTATTGATTGATGATAAGGCGTCCTTTAATCCAGAAACCGAGTGGGATGAATTATTGGAATACCTTCATGGTAGATACGGTGCGCAGGTTAAAACCCCTGAAGACTGGTATAACACCACAAGTAAGAAAGCTGGTATAACCATTTTAGACCCTGATGGTTGGAGAAATGGTAGGTATGAATTTGAGTGGTATGAAGAGTTGGTCACATACGAAGAGTATGAGAATAGACTAGCTCAATGCACCTGTATGTGGAAACCAATTGAACGTGTTTAAAGTAATCATAGCTGGTACCAGAACGTTCAACGATTATGACCTATTGGTTGAGTCTTGTGATAAGTTACTGGTCAACAAACACCCAAATATTGAGATAGTGAATGGTGGTGCTCGTGGAGCTGATAGGCTTGGTGGTAAGTATGCTATACAAAAGGGGTATAAAATGAAGAAGTTCGCTGCTGATTGGGACGAATATGGGCGCTCTAGTGGGTATATTCGTAACGAAGAAATGGCGCAATACGCAGACGCCCTAATTTGTTTTTGGGATGGGCATTCCAAAGGTAGTGGGCATATGATTAACTTGGCACGTGAATATAAACTTAAGGTAAGGGTAGTTAAATATTAACATTTCCAGCATCTTTTCCACATAACATAATAAAAGACTTAAAAGAACAAATCGCCCCCCCCCCCCCATATAAAAGACTTGCTTTATCGAAAATAATTCAGTATCTTTGTTTAAAATTATTTATATGTCTAATATTAAAGTAGAAATAACAGAAGACCACATTAAGTTGGCAAGGCAGTTAATATTCAGCAGTCTAGAAAACGTGATATTTGCTGCCGAGGAAGAGAACGGTTCACAATTCGGTGGTGATGACCTATTACGAGATATTGAGGTAATATTAGAAGGTGTTCCAGAAGGTGGAATTGACCCATTTGATGATGTTCCTGAAATAACTGAAGAGAAGAAAGAGTATTACGAGAAATTGTATGCTGAACTACCAACAGTACTTGAGATTATCTTAGGGTTGGCTACGTTTGAAACTGGTCACTACAAGAGACGTTTCCATATCCGTAGAGGTAGTTGGAAGAAGTACACACCAAAGGCAGACGACATATACACCAGAAAATTAGTTGACTAATGGACTTAAAGAGTAAGTATTACGCATATGGTAGTGGTGGCATTGGTGTAGCCGCCGCAGAAGCTATTGTATTTGAAATTATGGCTGACTTTACTGACAGACGAGGTTTAAGACAAGAGTGGGATAACATAGATGATGACATACAGAATGAAATCATACAAAAATGGGTTTCGATAGCGGCAGCTAAAACAACTGACACCTACGACCCAACATCAAACGTACAAGAATCAAATGTCTAAGAGAAAAACATCATACGTAATAGTAAAGGATTACATCAATTCCAAAAATATAACAATCCCAACGATTATAGTTAATAACGTGAGTGAAATCATGGAGTTTGAAGATGAGACATCGGCTATCAAAACTGCTGCCATGTTTGAAGCTAATTCAGATTCTGGTTGGAAATACACAGTTAGAAAGATAGGGTGAGCGAAGACGAAACCCACTAAGAGACCAACTTACCGAAATGGTTGCATATTTGTTGGCTAGTGTGCGAACCACAGACCAAGAAACCATTGAGAGTTACACAGACTCAATCTGGAATGGATTGTTTTTTGATATTACTAAGGAATGGTCTGAATACAAGAAATTCCTTCAAGAAAAGTACCCAGCACCAGAGGGTGAGGAATGGGGATTCACCTGTGAGCACCATAAGAAAATAGATTCGTTATTAAATAGATAATAAGTTTGGTTATCTCAAACAAATCCCGTATATTTGTGGTGAATTAAAAACGGTAGATGGACAATAAATCAATTATTTTTTCTGTAGATGGAAACCTAGCCTTACGTGATGAGGTTGTTAACTTTATCAGAACAAACTTGAAAGAGATTGATAAAGGGCAGATGAACAATAGGGTGTTCAAAGATGGTGAGGTGAATGTTGATTTCGCTGATACCGTTAGGGGTAAACGAGTTTACCTTTTGAGTTCACCCAATACTGCCGAAGAAAGAGAGAAACTAGAGTTCGCCATTGATGCGGCTCGTAGGGCATCAGCCAAGGAAGTGATACCAATCCTTCCATATTTCCCATATGCTAGACAGGATAAGAAAGACCAACATCGTGGCGCTATCGGTGCCAAGGTGTTTGCTAGAATTCTGGAAATGGTGGGCGCTACCAAGGTTATCACTTTGGAGTTACATGCCGAGCAAATTGAGGGGTTCTTCGAGATTCCAGTAACCAACATTAAAGGTCAATACCTATTCACCAACTATATTGGTGACATTGCTAAAGAGCATAAGGGTAATATAGTACTGGCATCTGCTGATGCAGGTGGTGGTAAACGATTGGAGAAGATGGCTGGAAGCCTATTGAGAAATCATAAGATTGATATACCGTTGGTATTTGCCCATAAGACAAGGGTTAAGGATAACGAGGTTGCCGAGATGAGAATTATCGGCGATGTTGAGGGAATGTACGTCATCTTTTTAGATGACCTTCTTGACACAGGTGGTACGTTGTGTAAAGCGGCAGAAGCTGTCATGGCTAATGGTGCTATTGGGTGTGAAGGTATCGTAACCCACATCGTGGGTAGTGGTAACGCAGTTGAAAATATTGCGAAATCACCACTCAAACTTATCATGGGTTCTACTTCATTGGTAGCACCAGACCACGTTAAGTTTAAAACGTTGACCATAGCAGAAGAGATTGCCAAGGTTATTATTGCTGAAGATTATCACATAAGTTTAAGAAGAATACAGGAGAAATTGGGGAACTAGGATGAAGGACTATTTGTTTACAAAGGAATTGGTGGATAAAGCCCACAATGGTGATTTAAGCGCACAAACTGAAATGTATCATAAGTTACGTACTGTTATGCTACCAATAGCTAGATACTACTTTGGTAATAATATTATCGTGAGTGAGATGATACAGGACGCAAATATCAAGATACTCAAAAGACTTGATAAAATTCACCACAAAGCGTTAATTGCTTATGCAAAACTAACCGTTAGGAACGGTTGCATCGATTGGCTTAGGTCAAGTGGTTCTAAGGTAAAACGATTTGTATATCTTGACAGTGAGTTTGGGGGTGAGGGTGACTATTTAACCCCACTTGACAGATTAATAGCACCCCAAGAAGCGGATGATGATGACGAGGATGGTATACTTTATGACCCAAATTTGGTTTGGGATAAGTTACATAAAGCGATTAATAACTTATCACCAGTATATCAGAAGGTATTCAAAATGTATTACCTTGATGAGATGCCCGTAAAAGAAATTGCTAATGAATTGGGTACTCACAAAGGTAGTACGAAGTCCAATTTGTTCAAAGCTAGGGCAAACATGAAAGAGAAGTTAGGCTCATACGATACGGTTATGGGGTGAAACCGCATATAATGTTGCAATTACCAAAACTATTCGGTATGTTTGCTTCATTAGTCTTCGGACATAACAATACAACAACAACAACAACATGAGGTTTAAAAAATTAACTGAAGAGCAAATTCAGTACATTACAGAGGTGTTCACCACTGGTGATATGTCTTGGGACGAGAGAATCGATACGATTAAAGCGTTTGCTGATATAACCGAAAGGACTACAAGAAAATGGTTAGTCAAATTAGGTTTGTCCAAAACTAAGGAACCTGTTTCACCACAATATGAAGCAGCCAAGAAAAAGAAGATTAACAAGAAGGTTAAACGCTTTCTCATTACATGGGGTCAATGCGATACGCAACCACATGAGCAGTTCATTGACAATTTGGAAGCTTATGCCAAGGAACTTGGCGCTGATATTCACGTTATTGCTGGTAGATACAAAAGCCCGAATAGCTTAAAAACATCAGCTAAAATAAAAGCTACGGAATCTTGGCATTCTAGGTTGGTTCCATATCTGGATGCCAACAGACACAACCTACATAAGTATTTATCAATCTTATCTGATGTTAAGACACAACCAACGGCTGTGAATCCATTAACCTCATTAGAGTCGTTAACGACTGGAGAGTCTGGAATTGTGGGACACCCAAGAGTTCACCTAAAAACGTTACCCGTTTTAGATTCAACCAAACCTAGAATTATGATGACAACTGGTGCGTGTACGGTTAAGAACTATACAGACAGCAAGGCGGGTAAGAAAGGTGAATTCCACCATACATTAGGTTTCGTAGTTGTGGAGGTCAAAAATAAAGAAGAATTTTTTATCAGACAAGTAACGGCTGAGGATAAGACTGGTAATTTTATCGATTTGTATTATGAGGTCAATGAAGGTAAGGTTACTAAGATTAAAGAATGTTTGGCATTAGTTAAGGGTGATATTCACTACGGTAATCATGACCCAAAAATTTTGAAGTCGTCATTCAAAAAATTAGTCCCTAAAATAAATCCAAGAAAAATTATATTACACGATGTGTTTGATGGTTATAGTATAAACCATCACGAATCTAAAAATTTCGTTAGACAATATCAAAATGAGGTGAATTGTACAAATTCTTTAAAGGTCGAAATTGATAATTTAATGAGTTGGTTGGGTACCATTAAACACCTTAATATCGTGATTGTTTTTTCAAACCACGATGACTTTCTGACCAGATTTATTATCAACGGTGACCCCAAAAAGAATGTTAAAAATGCGTTAGAGTATATGAGGTACGCTAAAATACTTTTAGAGGGTGAGGCTGAAAACGGGGTAATACCATACATCATTAATGATAGGTTTGGTAATATTAAATGTCTGGGTAGAAACGAGAGTTTTAAATTAGGTGGTTGGGAATTAGGCATTCATGGAATGGATGGTGTTAATGGTTCTAGAGGTGGGATACAGCAATACAAACGACTAAACTCCAAAGTCATTACCGCACACTCTCACTCGCCAGCAAGGTTCGATGGGGCTTTAGCCGTTGGTTGCAATACTGCATTAAGAATGGGATATAACAACGGAATAAGCACCTGGGCACATAGTGATGTTATCATCCATAAAAATGAGAAAGCGCAACACATTTTTTATAATTCGGAAGGTGAGTTTACAACGTTTAAGTGAGAATCGATAAAACCAAAGAGTCTCTTCAGAAGTTAAAGGATAAGGGGCGCTGAAATTTCAGTTGTAGCGCATTGCCGACAAGAAGAGTTTACACTAAGCTACGGTAGTTCGGAAGGTGTGACTAAAGAAACTTGTGAAACGGTTAGTCTATACGTAGACCGATTATGCACAAACGAACAAGCAAATAAATAATCAACATAAAAATTAAACAAGATGAGTAAAAAAGACGTAACATTTGTAAGAGTAGAAGAAATGATTGAATTGTTATCTGAGTACAATCCAAAAGCTAGAATTTATATGCTTGACGATAACGCAAAGCGTGACCGCCATTTTGGTTTGGCTCAGGTGGGTCTTGGAAGTAAAATGGAAGTTAAAGAACTTGCTTTAATGTTTGAACCAGAAGGTGTATTAGAAGACGCATAATGGCGATAGTGAGAACATGTGGTTTATTCGTTATCAATGACGAGGATGGCGTGGTGTGCT